AAACTACAGCATCATCAATATTTTTAAAAGCACCTAATACATATAAATTAGAATTCTATGCTGGTGGTAACCCAAACCATGCATTCTTACCTAAAATAAAAACATGTGCCTTAACAAGTTTCAATGTTAATTATGTTCCTGATGGATCATATATGACTTATGAAGATAGTTCAATGATTGCATATGAAGTTCAATTTGGATTCAAAGAACTAGAACCAATCTTCAACAGTGACTATCAAGCACTTGATGGCGACTCTGACCGTTCAGTAGGTTACTAAAATGGCTAAAGAATACTTCCGCAATCTCCCAAACTTTGAATATGTAAACCGTACAGAAGACGGTAAAAGTGAGGGTGATTATACAACTGTAAAGAACCTTTTTAAAAGAGGAAAACTTAGAGAAGATATCTTCCAAGATACCACCTTCTTCACAAAATATAGTATCGAGGGTGATGACCGTCCAGATACTGTTGCCAATAAAATCTATGGTGATCCTAGATTAGATTGGGTTGTTTTAATATCAAATAATATTATTCATATCCAAAACGAATGGCCTATGTCACAGGCAGATTTTAATACCTATCTTACAGAGAAATATGATGATGAAACTACATTATACTCTGGAATACATCACTATGAAGCAAATGAAGTTGCAGATGGTAGAGGTGTTGTGATAATTCCTAAAGGAATGAGAGTAGGAGTAGCACAAAGTGTAACGTATTATGATTACTTCAGTAGTCAATCTGTAACCGTTACAGATGTTGCATTACCTGTTACTAATTACACACACGAAGCAAAAATAAATGACGATAAAAGAAATATCTTCTTACTTAAACCACAATATTTAAATATAGTATTCGATGACTTAGAAGAAATGATGGAATATAAAAAAGGTTCCACTCAGTATGTGAATGGAACCCTTGTACGTGGAGAAAATATTAGACTCTATAATTAACTTTCAGCTAACTTTTGGAAATAAGATAGAGCATCATCTTCGTCAGATGAACTAGCAGTCGCAGTTACTGCTTCTACCTGACGTGTTGCAACACTACGTGCATCATCTTCTACTTCAACTTCTTCATCAAGACGAGGACGTTGAGCAGGTTTGTTTCCAAGTACATACTGAAGACGCTTTTGAAGATCTTCATATGACTTGAATTGATCTGTTGCAGTAAGTGCAGTTAAAGAATACTCCTTCTTCCAAAGGGCTTCTAGTGCATCATCATCATCAAGAACTGGTGATATAGCAGCGAACTCTGAACTATCATAGTTCCAGAATCCTGCAACCTTCTTGATTTTCAACTTGAAGTTTGCACCCTGCCAGAAATCAAACGGATTGATTGGACTCTCATCCTCAAACTCAGGTTGCATTGCTTCCATGATCTTATCAAAAATCTTCTTACCATACTTGAATAGAAATACTTTTCCTTCATTATGAGGATTAGTTGGATCCTTAACAACATATATGTTGCTGTAGTAGGACAACTTACGCTTCTGCTTACGTGCAACATCCTTGTCTGATTCTACACCTGAATTCCACAAGCGAGAATTGTGTTCGGACACAGGATCTTTAGCACCAACAGTAGTCAAACTATTTTCAATATACCAACCACCAGGCCCTTGAAAGGCATGAGAGTATAGTTTTGCCCACGGAATTTCTTCTTCATTAGGAGCAGGAAGAAATCGGATAACGGCATAACCGTTTCCTGTTTTATCTAATTCTGGTTTCCAGAGACGGTCATCTCCACCCCCACTAGTATTAACTTTCTCTACTTCTTTAACCAGTTTAGCGGTCAACGAACCAAGCGTTGACTGCTTCTTTAGATCTGCGAAAGACATTCGGATTACCTCGGATTTAATTGGATTTGGCTTGTGTACTTTGTTATTTTAAGATTAATTTCTATCAATGTCAAGTTTTTGTTTCATAAGAGAGACCATTTGACTCATCTGATTAAAAACCATACTCATATCAACATTTGGTGGAAGTCCCATCATAGAAGCAGACTGAAGAATCTCCTCTTTCATTTTTTTAGCATCAGGATCATCAGATAAACTCAACCGTGTATAAACAATCTTTTGTTTACCAATAAGTTTTTCCAGTGCTTCAATATGATATGCTTTATCAGCATTATTCATATAAGGAAACTTCATTAGATTATCATAGACTTCTTCCTGAAGTTCTTGAACCTCAGCCATTTCAGCCCTAACAATTTCTGAATCGAAGAAACTCATTCACCTCCCTCATTATCAACAACCTCTACAGTTCCAGTTTCAGTTGGTTCTTCAACTTTGCTTTCTTCAATTTGTTCTAAAACATCAACAGCACCTATAAGTTTAAGACGAGTAGTAGTTAGACTATCTAACTGCTTCTGCACTTCTTCTAATTGAACTTTTAAATTACCTAGAACTTCTTCATTACTAAGAGCCATGAATAACAACCTCCTTTAGAATTTTTTTGTAACGTGGTACACTAATATTTAGGAAGGGTGTGTATTTTTTTACCCTCCTACTGACGGTTTCCCACACAGGGTCTTTCAACTTCTTATCAAAGTTTTTACCGTACCCAAATATTATATCACATATTACCATACTTTCCAAACTTATATGTCCACCCAAATACTTTCTCAATATAATAGGATGTCCTTTACTACAATCAAATACCTCATCAACCTTATTATTATCAAAGAGGGAAGTAACATCTGCCTTAAACACATATGATAATGACTGCACTTTCTTCTGCCAATCTTGATACCTAGTCTCACCATCCTTAATCATCTCTCCAATCCATAATGATTCTGGATCAGAACAGGATGTAAAGTTAGCAACAAAAAATTCTTCTACTTCCTTATCACTCTTCTGTCTTGCAAACTTTTCAAACCAGAACCTATCCTTTCTCTTATAGAAGGCCTGATTCGTTGCTCTAACCTTGCCACGATACTTCAAGTAATCATAGTTATCTTTCGTGAAGTGATTCTTCATCGCAAGGTAACACTTATAGGCATCATAGGGCATCATAAAAAAAGTAATAGGGTGATTTTTTGGCAGAGTTTTTTTCGCCCTTTTATGGAATTAAAAGATCAATTTCGCACGGCTAGTTCTCTTTAAAAAATTTAACTCTTGTGCTTCGTACTTAATCTTTTCTTTGAGAGGTTTAGATATAAGTTTAGGAACTGATTCCAAATCAATAGCATTTAGTTCACAAAAATAAACGATAGCATCAATGTAACTCATCCCTTGCTGAGTAAGTACAAGACCTTCAATTTCCTGTGCAAACCTTGCGGGACAAAAGAACTTGTCCTTCAATGCTTGTTCTAGTTCATTCTGCATTTTCTGCCCCAGTATTGTGAGATACAAATTCTTTTATATAACGTACCAATGTCTTAATATAATCCCCTTTGTTCCTTTTGTCAAATACTTTTACCTCACCACCAGGAGTTACCATGATAGTAATTAATTTTGTCACAGGGATCTCAGTTAACTCATAATATGCTGCTGCATAAAACATTTCCTGAACGAAATAGTTTTCCATCCATTTCTCAGGTTTAATCTTTGTTGAGGTCTTGAAATCTATTACCGCAAGTTCACCTTCATACTCGGCAATACAATCAACTCTACCAGCAAGTCCAAGGAATTCTGAGTAAAGAGTCCTCTCTATAGCGTGTATGTTATTTATCTTATCCAGATATGGTACCGCATGATGAAACATAAACTTAGTAGCAGGAAGGTAATCCTCCCACACCAAATCTCTATTTTCCAAATATGCTTGAGCAGCTTCGTGAAAATCTGTGCCACGGGTGGTTGCCTTCTTTGTTATACGATTTGCTTCTTCAATACCAACTCTCTTTCTCCAATCAATAAAGATCTGTCGATTATAAAAGGAAGTTACTGAAGTAATAGAAGGAACCCACTGACCATCTGGTAACTCATAGAGTCTACAACCAGGAGTTTCTTTCTTTTTTAATTCAAGTTCACCTAAGTAATTACAATGCTCAAAAATCATAAACCAAGTTCCAATTTAGCGAGGATATATTCTTTAACTAATCCTGACCGAACGATATCTTCAACACCAAATTCAATTACATCAACAGATGACATAAGACGAAGGACTTGCATAAAATCTATGATGCCATTCCTCTCATTCTGTTTAATCAAATCGGATTGAGTAGCGTCTCCACAGAACATAATCTTTGAATGTGCTCCTACTCTTGTCATTATACTATCAAGTTCATGATAATTCAAGTTTTGGAATTCATCAACTACAACAATTGTTTTATCGAATGTAGTTCCACGAATAAATGATGTACTCCAGAAGTCAATAGTATCCTGTGCCTTAAGATTGCCATAGAGCATTTGGAAATCGGCCTCTGATGGCATCTCAAACATATATTTTACCATATGTTTGTAAGGTATCTGATACAACGATGACTTATCCTCATGATCTCCAGGAAGGAAACCAATCTCTCTAGTAGCAACAAGAGACCTTACAATATAAACTTTCTCATAAGGTGTGTCTGGATTAAGAACATCTTTCAATGCATTATATAAGGTGATGAAAGTCTTACCTGTTCCTGCAACACCATAAGCAACAAGGTTTTGATCCTTAGCATATGCCTCGAACAAAGCCTTTTGATTATCTGTGAGGGGTTCTATGTCCCTCATCATATCTGTATTGATTGGTTTCTTTCTTTTCATCTGCTTGGCCGTGAGTCCGACACCAATTGGTTGGTCTGATTTCTTTTTACGTGGCATATTTAGAAACTGTAATCACGATGTTTGGAGATGTTAGCACCAGGTTGTTTGGATGCTCTATCTAGAACTTCATTCCAACCACTGGATTTTGCTTCTCCAGTCCACTTAAACTCAGTTGACTGACTAGCACACCCCTTTGACCAATCCTTATCCCAATCGGGATTCTCCTTTTTCCATTCATCATATTTACTCATCGTCATAGAGAGTTCTTTCTCCTCCCCCGTGACTTTATTTTTTACTGGATATGTTGGCATAATAAAACAATGTGATACTTTTATTTATTATCTGAAGTTTAGATTAATATTAAATCGTCCAGATGTATTTGATGTTGTGGAAGAATTATGAGGTTTAGATGAGTCGAAAAATACTATTCGATTCTCTACACTCTCAACTTTACTACCATCTGGCATTCTTGTAAACCCATCACAAGTATTTAAAGAAAAAACTGCACCATAATTAGGAAAATCATAATCAATATGAGGTCCATGTTCATATACAGTCTCAGTATATGGATAGAAATTAACTTTAGCTCTTATAAAACCAAAACCATATCCCAACTGAACAATCTTTTCGATTAGTGGTTTAACAATTTCAAATGCCTCACTTGCTGGTTCATTTTCTTTATAAAGAACATGAATTCCATACCAATACCAATGAGGAGTTTCATTAATAATACCACCCTCATAACCTGCTACTTTCTTAGTAAGTTCATATGGTAAATCTGAAAAGACTATCTTCCGTTTTAAACGATCAAACTGATGTCTATCAAGAAAATTGTCAACAACTTCAGTTCTTATGTCCACTCAAGGGCCTCAGAGACTGATGGAAACTGTTCCACAAATATTTTCATACATTCTTTTGCAATATTCATATGTTCTTTCTGTGTACCATGTGCAGACCTTAGATTGATATAATGTATCCAAGAACGACATGAACCAGTCATGTAGATCCTTGTAGGAGTAGCAAGAGGCAATACCATTCTAGCACACTCCTTAGCAACACCCACCTCAAGCATCTGATTATACAAAGAGAAAGAAGAACTGAATAATGTATTCATCTGCTTATTAAGTTTCTCTACCACCTCTTTATCCAAATCATCAATAGAATTTTGACGATTCTTATCATCCTGTCTACGAAGTTCAGGTAACTCAATAGCACCAAGAAGATTGCTATCAGCATACCTTTGTGAGAACTCTTGAAAAGTAAATGATCTATGACGTAATATCTGTGCAGCAATAGCACGAGTAGTCTCAATCTCTAATGACATAGAAGACTGTTCAAATACAGACCAATGATTATGCTTAATACAATACCGTAATAGTCCAGCAAACTTTTCATTGTCCTGGTTATTTGGATTAGAAACTCTGGCAATGTATGCCATAGTCTTCTCAGCATCTGGTGTGACACTAATAAGTTTAACTGTCATCGTCTTCAAAGACCTCATCGTAAGTTATATCGGGAGCAGAGAATGAAGAATCCTCAGAACCTGCGTATGCATCTGGGTCAGAATAAACTTCTGATTCCAATTCATCCACAATCTCTTTCAGAGCTCTAACTAATACTTTTAGTTTTGCTTTGTTCATATGATTGTTTTTTCATACTAATTATAAGACAAAAAAAGAGGAGTGTCAAACACTCCTCTTTAAAACGTAGTTGTAAGTTAGTTACTTACCTTGCACACACAACTTTTTGTTCTGTATGATGAATGCCTCTGTATGTGAGTTCAGAGACTTGCTTCTGACAAGTTTGCTTGTCATTGGTGTTGTATGTAACACCACGGTAGGTTACTTTTGCCATTGGATTTACTCCTAAAGTAGTTGGATTTTTAGGTCCGTTCCTTTAGTCGGCTTTTGCGTCCCAACATCCTGTTTCAGTTACACTGTCTTTAACGATCTGAATCATTTCAGTTCGTGTCTCTTCCTCAACCCTGTATGTCATCATCTTAGAGATGAGTTCATCAGCGTCCGAACAAGTGAAAGCAGTGGCAATAATAAAAGGGATCATAGGATGAACGAATCCGTTCCGAGTCGGCTTACTTGCGTCCCCAAAGGGGATGAACGTATGTGTTAATAATAACACAGTTATACTATATATGCAAGTATATTTGTATTCCCTGATACAGTTTACTCAATTTTATAAGGACACATTAAAGAATTACGAAGTTCTCTTGCATGTAAATTACGTTCACATAATTTATTCATCCATATTCTATCATCTAAATCAACCTCTCCATCAGTTGAAATCATACGACAACAGATGTCTACGATTCTATTTCTGTATTTGGTGCTTAACATGTTCGATTGCTCTTGGTAAAAGATAATACTCCCTTCTTTGTATAGCCTTAGTGAGGGTGTCAATGTTGTCATCTGGAAGAATGGGAACTTCCTCCTGCATTATAACTTTACCACCGTCTAGTTCTTCATTAACATAATGAACACTAACTCCCGTCATCTCATCTCCACTTTCTAATGCTCTTTCTATAGCATGGAGTCCCTTATACTTAGGGAGCAATGATGGGTGAAGATTTATAATCCTATTAGGAAATGCATCAATCAACTTAGGTGTTATTATTCTCATCCATCCTGCAAGGACAATAAGATCTACCCTCCATGCTTGCATGATCTGAATGATAGTATCTTCATTCTTACTACTCATCTGAGTATGTGGTATCCCTAACTTCTCTGCTCTTTTAGCAGCACCACACTTCTTCTTGTTATGTACCATCACAACAACTTCATCTTCCCTACAGGTACGAACTATGTTTTCAAAATTTGTTCCGTTGCCAGAACACATAATACCAAGTCTCATAATGGTGGGTACTCATTCTTAATTTGTTCGTCTGTCTTCTCAACCTCAAACTCTTTACACAATCTCTCAACCTGTTTCCTATCAAGGCCTGCCAGTTGACGATTGTTATCAAGACATTTATAGATACATTCTCTATCACTGATAGGTTTCTTCTTGGTAAAACCATGTTCATCCCTTTCCTCAGACTCATGTTGACCTGACTCTACATGAGCAAGATCTTGTTTCTCTGATGGATTTTCATAGTTGTGGTTACTCACTGATAATAAGCAGGGGTATAGTGAGGTGTGTAATCTGGTTCCTCTTCCGTTACTGGATGCTTGTACTGTTCCGTATCAAAGTAAGATGTATAATGGAAGTTACCTTCTCTCTCATCTAATACTTCATGGATAAGAATCTTTAACTCCTTTGCATACTCGTGTGTAAATAGTCTCCTTGGTTTTTTAATTGCAGGTTTGTATTCCTGCTTTGGAAGTTTTGCTGCTTCTTCAGGTGTTAGGGGAGCACTCATCCCCTGCGTGTCCATCTTACTCATAATGGCCTCCCATTCTTATCAAGCAACCCAAGTTTTTTTATCTGACTAAAATTAGACTTATCTTTTCTCTTAAGTTTCTTATATTCTTTAATGAGTTTATCTACTTCTTGGTTGGGTATCTTAACATTCAACTCTTGATCCTGTCTCATATCAACAAACCCAACTCCACTAGGAGAATCAAACCCATCAGATTTTTCTTTCTCATCTACATAATCGTTTATGCAGTCTTGAATTTCATCCCTAATTAAAGAATTAATCTGAGCCTTAAGTAGTTCGTCACTCATCATTTTCTCCTCTTCTTTTTCTCAGGTGGTTTGTACCCCCATTGATGCGGATTTACTGTACCCATACCAAAATCAATGTTCTTTACATTACCATATCTATCATAGTACATATCAAATACATTAACCATCTTACATGAACGAGTTACATCTAAAAAATCTTTTCCATCAACAGTGTAAATTACATTAAAAGCATCACTAGGAAACTTCTTATCATTTGCTTTCTCTGGAGTAGTTTTTTCTAGTAAAATCTCACACGAATATTGAGAAGGATCGAACTTATCTTCCTTTTTCTTTGGCGATTCAGCCAATTTTTCTTCCCCCTTAATCTTTGTTGTCATACCGAACGATTTACTCCCCAAGTAATGTCAGGAAAAGCTTGTTCCACCACATCCTTAGTAATTTTATACTTTTCTTTAAGATTTTTATCCTTTACAAGACAGACAATCTCTGCTTCTTTTGGATGCAATCCTTCAAGTAACTGAATAAACATAGTCTCTCTACGAAGAGAACTTAATTCATCAGCACCACCTTTAATAAAACGGAAAAGATTTTTCCATTCTCTACGTAAAGATGTATGGTCTGTTCCTACTGGTACTTCATTCTCCTTATATGGAACTACTCCTTCAGGAACTGCAGATATAACTCTATCATCAAAATTCCATATTAGAACAGCAGTCAAAGAATCATCTCTATATTCTTTAAGAATATCAACTTTCTTTGCTTTTGTTCTTTGATCACTTGCTAGTTCAAGTATCTCATGAAGGAACGGATTAGGTGGAAGTTTAACTCTCTTTACAGGAGCCTTCCTCTTAGTCGTCGTCTTCTTCGTCGTCTGTGTTGTCATGATTGTTTTCAAAACGTACTGCTAAAATTTCATCGGCAGATAAGTTGCCATGCTCATCAAACATTTCTGGATGAGTGTAAACTATCTGAGGTGTTGTTTCATAAGAATGTTGTCTTGCCATCCATCCTATCATACCACCTACCAATAATGCAAGAAACGACACAACTGTCGTTAGGGTTAGGGTTACTATGGTCATTTCCATGACTCTCCTCCAGAAAGTTCTTTATTTTTTACGAACATCCAAATGAAATTCGAAATAAAAATGAATCTCCCTACGGAAAAAGGAGAACATATTTCCAAACTTCACTTGAAAAGTTTTAGGCTTGGGTTTGATTCTCCTCCTATTACGTAACAATAATTCCACACCCTTATTGATTTCGGGTTTGTTTTTATTTAGAATCCTTTTTTCTTCTTCCTCTTTTTCGGTCATTACTATACCTCAATGCATCTTCTAGTATGCAAGTAAGATAATCTCGTATCTTTCTTGCTTGAGGTTTAGGAACATGATGATATGCCTCCCTCAATTGTTGATGTTCGCTATCCTTACCTCCTTTAATGTATTCATTAAGTTCGACAATAAGAGAACCAATCTCATGAGCAGTAGAACTCTTAAGAAATTCATCTGCTTCTGATCTAGTAACTCCCCTTACTTTAAAGTAATCATATAATTTTATCACAAACTGACCCTTAAAAGCAAGTTCAATTGCTTCCTCTATAATATAATATATTTCTTCGAAATTTTGTGACATCTAAATCAACTTTTGCTCCTGTAAATACTTTACTGTATCAGTACACCCACCAAGTTTCTTTCCATTCAATACAACTTGAGGAAAAGTAGACCCTTCCCCAAACTCACCAAAGAAACTTTTTTTATCAAAGTTCTTATCTAATTTATAAATTACAGAATTTAAACCAGCTAAGTCCAACACTTGTGATACCTTGTCACAATAAGGACAACCATCCTTAGAATAAACTGCAAAGTTTAAAGTATCCGTCATTTTAAAGACTCCAAAGTCTGTTGATAGTCCTGGTCAAACAATTCCAGTCCCTTATCGGTCAGTATATGCTTGTACATGCCCTCAAAGACCTTCGGGGGTATCGTACATATGTCAGATCCATACTCGAACGCTCTACCCACATCCCGTACACCTCTGATAGATGCTGCTAAAACTTCAGTCCTTACCATATGTTCTCTGAATACTTTAGCAATGTCCTTAACAAGACACAGACCACCAAATGAATTGTCATCCACACGTCCTACGAATGGTGATACATATGTTGCTCCTGCCTTGGCAGAAAGGATTGCTTGTGTTTGTGAGAAGATAAGAGTTACATTTACTTTAATACCATCCCTAGAGAGAAGAGCACAAGCAGCAAGACCACCTCTAGTACAAGGAACTTTAATAGTACATTGCTTACCAAACTTTTCAGCAAGTCTACGTCCTTCAGCAACCATCTCCTCACCAGTACCTACTACTTCCATACTGATATCAGGTATACCAAGATCTACTAGTTTCTGATAGACAACTTCAGGGTCTTGGCCATTTTTCAATATTAAAGATGGGTTTGTAGTTATACCATCAATTAATCCAGTCTTCCAGTGCTTTTCAATAGCAGCAGTGTCAGCAGTGTCAAGAAAGATTTTCATACTCCATCCTCATGTGTTTTGTTTTTAATAATTATTCTATCGTTTTTGTAGTCAGCAGAAAACTCTAGAATATCATCATGGTCCCAACATAATTCTTCATAAAGCATATTGAGACGGTCCATATCCTCCCATAATTGATCTGGATTTGGCATCATTAATTAACCTCTTGTAGATTAGTTAGGATATTTTTATATGCTGTGACTATATCCCCGTTTCCTTTTCGAAACAAGTCTTTGTCAAAACTTTCCTTTGTCCCCTCCTTCCAGAGTCGCATCCCATCAGGTGATAGTTCATCAGCAAGGAGTAAATTTTGTTCAGAATCATAACCAAACTCCAATTTAAAATCAACAAGTGTAAGACCTATCTCACGAAAGGTCTCCTTCAATATTTGATTAACCTCTCTAGCAATCTGTTCTAGATCACGTAAAGGATAATCACCCATCAATCTAATACGATCTTCGGTAAGTAATGGATCATCCTTCTCATCATCTTTTAAGAAATACTCAACCAAAGGCCAATTAATAATGTGACCCTCTTCTAGTGTTGTCTGTCTGACTATAGATCCAGCAGCAACATTTCTAACTACAACTTCTATAGGAATGATATCAACCTTCTTACAGCACATTGCTCTGTAGGTGGGCATACTATCATAGTGAGTTCTTATATTATACTTCTCTAACTTCTGAAAAAGAAGAGAGGATATCTCACAACAGACCGCACCTTTACCATCGGGGTAATCAATCTTCTTACCATTACCAGCAGTCACCTTGTCCTCATATTGTATAAGGACTTTATCAGGTTCAGACAATACATTGATGAATACTGTCTTAACCTTTCCTTGAATAAATTCACTCATAATTTACCCCTGCCAAATCATATCTGGCATTGCTGCTGGTTGCTGCCTACCTATAGTAAACATAAGAATAAAGTATCCAACAAACCAAATGATATTAAACAACCATGCTTGTCTGTAGAGATACTTTCTGATACCCATAGCACGATTGATCATCTGCTGATCAGCAAAGACCTCTGGGTTACTAACCCTTCGTATTATCTGTTCGATTATCACCGCAATGATTGTTGCTATCACTAATGGATAGAATACAAAGTTTGCGAATGACATTATTGCTATTAAAAAAGTCATATACTTATTATTGATGTGGGAACACCCCACGTTCCATGTAAGGTATAGTTAAAGGAGATACATATTCTATCATCATCACTCTCATTTGGATAGCTTTTATGAACCAATTGAGAAGGAAATAAAAATAAATCACCTTCTCTAGGGGTAATCGCATATTCATTTGAATTTATAAGACTAAACTCTTCAACCTCATCAACTGGATCCATTGAAGAACATGTCCAACCAAAAGGAGGTGTATTAATAAACTCTACTTGGCCACTATTAGAATTCACTTTATAATAATAAATTCCAGACAACCAAGAATTACGATGATAATGTTTTGGAGAAAAATCTCCTTTTTGGTGAACAAGTATCCAACTACATTGGTGTTTTAATCCAACAGTAGTTTTAAGACGTAGATATTTACGCAAATAAATTTCTATCTCCTTATCAATTCTCTCCTTTAATAATTTAGTCTTTAGAAGATATTCTTGATCAACCGAAATTCCACCGTCATTATTTGTTTTATCAACATTAAAAAGAATATTAAGAGGAATAGGATAATCAACTCCAATATTATTTGAATATAAAGGAGTAGGAAATAATAAAGTAACGTCTTCCATTTAATCTAATAAATCTAGATCTTTACCATGTTTGGGTTTGTGATCTTTCATACCACCATGATTACCATCATGAGGTAACTTACCATAAGCTAGATATTCTATACACTGTAGAGAACCTTCTACCCTAGAGAGATCAAGTTCTACTTTTCTTTCCTCTGCCAATAAAGTGGGCATCTCTTCCTCACGAATCTCTCTTAACCTTTCCTGCAATTGAGGAACTCTTTTTTGAAATCTGGTCAATAACTGGTCGTAGTTTTCAGTGTCTTTCATAGTTACCAATCGGGATAATCCCAGAGAATAGGGTTTTTATTTTTTCCACGATGCTTAGAACATACTCTTTTTATAGTACACTCTTTACATTCATAGGAATAAGAAGATGCTAAACTAACATTCTTGCGAGTCTTATAATAACCTTCAATTAGATTTTTTTCAACCCCACAAACTCTACACTTACGTTCTTGCAATAACAAATGAGCAAGTTGTAGTTGTTCGTCTAGATCCATAACTTATTATAGCATGAAAAAAGACCCTATAAAAGGGTCTTTATTATATCATATGTATATATGGAGATTAACCTATCGCAGGTGCCACAAGTGCTACCTCAGTAATCTCAGCGGCTGCTAAGTCAAGAGGGAAATTGTGAGCGTTCCTTTCGTGCATAACTTCCATAC